GAGACTGTCTATCACCAGTACAACAGTGCTGAGAATTATATTGATAGGTCATACAAAGTCGATCCCAGATATCCTATCTGGCTAAGCTTTGATTTTAACATCGCGCTCAATAAACCGCTTTCATCTGTCCTCATGCAAATGGATGGTAGCGGTGCGGTTCACATCTTTGCCGAGATGGTTATAGAAGGACTCAGAACACTAGAAAATTGCGAGCAGCTTGCCGCCAAAGGTCTGCTTGATTACCAGACAAAATATTATGTAACTGGAGACGCCGCGGGAAAGCACCGAGACACTCGCAACAACCGCTCTGACTATGACATAATAAAGAAATTCTTGGCCGGATATCAAACCGCTGACAAAAAATTAATCGATTTTGAGATGAGAGTACCAACCTCTAATCCACCGATTAAAAAGCGCCACAATCTCGTCAATGCTTATTGCCTCAACGCGCTTCAAAAGCGTAGGTTATTTGTTTATAAAGATGCCGAAATGGCAGACAAAGGCATGAGACTGACAAAGCTAAAAAGGGGAGTCAACTATATAGAAGACGATAGCCCAGAGTACCAGCACATAACAACTGCCATCGGATATGCTATCTGCATGCACGATATGTATCTCACACGAAAGCCACAAGGAACTCGCAGATTATGATTCAAGATTTAGTACCGACAATACTCGAATATACAGAAAATCACGCAGAGCTACTGAGACACAACCGCAAACTTTTTTGCGTCTATGAAGGCCAGTTGATGCCTCTCGTCAAAGAATCACTATCGCAGCATCTGAGCCCTCAGGTTTTTGAGCAGATGGTATCACGAATATCGCCTATAAATGTTCTCATTAAGATTGTTGATAAGCTTTCGAAGATCTATCAACAAGACCCTTCGAGAGTGGTGCTTGACGGTAACGACACAGACACAGAGCTACTTCGTTATTATGAGCGCAGCTTTAGAATGAATAATACAATGAACGTTTCTAACGAATGTTTCAATCTCTACAAAAACAACTTGCTGCAAGTCTATGCAAGCAAAGGGATGCCTCAACTCAGGTCAATTCCAAGTGACCGCTTTCTAGTCTACTCTAATGATCCAGTTGATCCTCTCAATCCAACCCACGTTGTTTTGATATATGGATCCGAAAAGGACAAGTACGGACAAGATAACGTTATCTACCATCTCTACTCGGACGAAGAGTTTATTATCTACGACTCTAAAGGTGATATCCGCCGCGATAAGATGGCTCAATATGGAAATGAAGAGGGAATTAATGAGATCGGCAAAATGCCTTTTGTTTACATAAACCGATCTAAATCACTGCTTGTTCCACTGGCTGATACCGACACGCTAAGAATGACAGTTCTGATTCCAGTGCTCCTTAGCGATCTGAACCTAGCCGCCATGTATCAATCATTCTCGGTCATGTATGGAATTAATGTAGATGATGAAAATCTTGTCATGGCACCTAACGCTTTTTGGATGTTCAAGTCAGATGGCACGACAGACGGAACGCCGCAAATTGGATCGATAAAACCAGAAACCGACATCGATTCTGTCTTAAAGCTTATTCAATCTCAGCTTGGATTCTGGCTGCAATCTAAGGGAATCAGAGCCGGTGCTGTCGGCGATCTTACGACAGAAAATATGGCGTCTGGCATATCGAAAATGGTGGAGGAGTCTGACACTACTGACGATAGAAAAAAGCAAGTGGGATATTACGATCCAGCTGAAGATCAACTTTGGGAGCTTATTACTAAGTATATGCATCCATACTTTATTAATTCAGGTCAAGTAGATCCTATGCCTCTTTTTTCACCAAATGCACGAATAGAAACAAATTTTGCCCAGCAAACTCCGATGACAAACAGAAAAAATGCAATAGAAGAAATAGTTGCTGAAATGGATGCTGGTTTGATATCAAAAAAAGAAGCCATTAGAAGATTAGATCCCCATCTGACTGATGAAGAGATCGAGCAAAGACTCGATGAAGCGAGTGATGAAAGAAACTTTATGATAGGAGATCAAAATGAAGATAGGCAAAACCAAACGGCCAACGAAAGCGAACAGACCTAGCAAAAAATCACCTAACCCATACAAGAAACCTCGCAAAAAGAAGGGTTAAGATATGGCTAAGTGGCAGCGAATTAGGATTGAACTTCCAAAAGAGCTTGGACCAGCTGCAAGAGAGCGAATTGGTATTGAGCTCAGAAACCGGATGCAAGAGCGTGCTAACAACGGACTTGGTGTGAGAGCCGATGGCAAGGGATCTAAAGCATTCCCTGATTACAGCGACTCTTATAAAAAGTTCAAAGGAAAATCAGGTCGATCAACAAGCCCAGTCAATCTTATTTTTGATGGCGACATGCTTGCAGAACTTAATCTTATTTCCCACAAGCCAGGCTCTGTTTTAATAGGGTTTGAAAACGGATCAGAGCAAAACGCTAAGGCAGAAGGAAACATACTAGGAAGCTATGGGCGTTCTCCAAACCCAGCTAAGGCACGTAATTTTCTTGGCCTGCCAGTAGGCGAGATAAAGAGAATCATCGCGGAAAATAAAGAAGGCTAAACCAGGCAGGAAAGTTCATGGCGACATTTAATGATTTGGCTAGAAATATTAGGCGCGGCATTGGGCAATCTACCAGCAAAAAAAACATGCTTTTTTTTGGCGAGACAGCAATTGAGATTATTGTCACAAGGACAAGATCTGGCAAAGGTGTGAAGAAGACTGGAGCTGCGCAAAATAAACTAAAACGTCTAAGCGCTCCTTATATAGCATATCGTCGCACTAAAAAACTCGACGCAACCACCTCTCCTGGCAAATCTAACCTGACATTTTCAGGCCAGCTATTAAGAAGTATGCGTGTCAAAGAGGCCACAAACCGCAGGGTGCGGTGGGGACCAAACAGGAAGCTGCGCGGCGGAACTGGAGCTTTTAGGTCTGGCGGACTTACTAATGAGCAACTTGGCGAGATTGTTAGCCGTGAAAGACCCTTTAACTTTTTATCGAAAAGGGAGATAACAAAGCTCGCAAAAGTGCTTGACAAAGTACTCACGAAGGATCTTGAAAAGATTTAATTAAAAGGACTATAATGAGCGAAGAAGAAACACAGGCTGCTGAGCAGTCAAATCGCGAGGTTGTGCCGAGTGATGTTTCAAAAGCTGATGGAACTAATAAAAATGACACTCCAGTTGCTTACGAAACGCACAGACGTTTGCTTGACCAAAAAAAACAACTTCAAGAACGGTTGCAAAAAACTGCAGCCGAACTTGATCAGTTTAAGGCTGGCGTAGAACAAAAGCAGCAAAAGGAACTTGAGGAACAAAATCGGTACAAAGAACTCTATGAAAAGATTCGTCAAGACAATGAAAGTTTGCAGAAAGCTATCAGCGAAAGAGACATGCAAATGCAAAACGCAATAAAATATGATGCATTTCAAAAGTCTCTTGGTGATAGAAAGATCGATCGTAAATATTCTGGTTTTGTGAACACAGACAATATTTTGCTCGATCCCGAAACCGGCACTGTTGACGAGCTTTCTGCGCAAAAGGAAGTTGAGAGAATCTTAAACGAGTATCCCGAAATTGTCAGATCAAATTCCTCAAAGGCTTTGCCATCTCAAGCGCCGATGGGCGTGAGCTCGGTCAAGCCAGCGACTATGCAGGATCGAATGGCGATCATAGCTAAGCATCTGGAAGCAAAACGTAGAGGGTAAAAATTATGGCCGATATGGGTTTGACCGAAGTTGCCGCAACAGTTCAAGAGACCGTCTCCAGCATGGTACAAGAGTATTTGATTCAAGAGGCAGTTTTAATGCCTCTAGTGATGAACATACCCTCAATGCCAGGTGAAGACAGAGTGAAAATACCTCGTTCTGGCGATGATTTCACAGCTGACACTAAAGCAGAGAACACTTCCTTAACGGCACAAACTTTGCTGTACACAACGGACGATCTGTTGCTGGATAAACACAAGGCTGTGCAGGTAAGAGTTGAGGATCGAGCTGATGTCCAGTCTATGATCAATCTTCTAAACGACATCGTTCCGCGGATGGTCAAGACTTTAGCCCTAGACATTGACACTTCGATTGTTGCTCAGCTGGTGCAGGCTAGCGCTGCGGCTCCAGACCACAGGCTTGCCTATGCCAACACGACAAGCCTCGGCAAAAGCGATCTACTTGCTGCCAGGGTTTTGATCCACCAGCAAAATCTTAAATTTAACGAATGCTATATCGGTGTCTCTCCAGCCAGTGAGAGCGATCTTTTGGCTATTGATGATTTTGTACACGTAGATAAGTACGGCGCTAACGCTACAGGTCTAAACAATGGCGAGCTAGGCCGTCTCTACGGCGCGCGCGTTATCATGTCAAACGAGTTTGCAGATAATGCAACTGTCATTTGGCATCCGAGCGCCTGTGCTTTTTCACGCCAAGTAAATCCTAAGTTTGAAGATGATCGCGATCTACCAAACCTCGCCACTCTTTACAGCTTGAGCCACCTATACGGTACAGTTGTACTCGATAGCGGCGTAAGGCAAGTATTGCTTGGAAGCGCCACATAATCCATAAAAGTTAATGCAAGATAGTGTAGGGCATGAAATATGCCCTACTGATTATCATTTTCTTAAGGCATTCTTATGGCATCAGATCTCTCGATACCTGTTTATTTAAAAGCAAGAACCGCGGACGATCTGATGCTTGCCATGGCAAAAAACAACCGCAAGCACGGTATGACTTTCCGCTATTTTGATATCCAGTACACACAAGACAGATGGTTTGCTTGGTTTTATCTTGATAAAGCTATAGCCATGAAGCAGCGAGTTGATAAACTGTTCGGAAATGAAAATAAGCGGGAATTAGATGGCTGATGAATGCTTGCCGAAAGCTATTGAAGATCGTGAGTACAAAAAATTCACATGTGACGGTGATACCGTTGCTGTACGCACGAAGGGCTCTATCTCGCAAGCTGGTTTATCAAACGGCGGGCGGATATCGACAGTTGAGATCAATGAGAACACTTGGACTCCAGTTCCAGCGGTTCCATTAGCAAACAGAAACGGGCTTGGTCTGCAGAACTTCGACACGGGTGCCAACCTACTTATTCAGTATGACAATACAGCGCCATCATCGATTGGTATCACTCTTGTGGATAACGCCGAGCGCTTTTACACGATCACAGACGAGATTGTCATTTACGCGCGCACCAAGCCAGGCGGCGGTACTGTTAACATTATCTGCGAGGAGCTTAGCTAAGTGTCTTCCATAAATTCTGGGAGCATCCTTTTAGCTGGTGCTCCTAACACGCTTATAACCAATATCTCAGTAGCTGCTCCTGCGGTGGAAGTCTCTCACACTTTGCAGAACAACGTAAGCGTCTTGGAGTTCAAAGTGAGGGAAGACGATATTTCCTTGCAGTGGTGTTTTGATGACGGCGAGACTGACACCACATTCATCACACTTCCGCCATGTTCAAGCCAATCATTTTCTGGCATCAAGCTTGTAAATAAAACTATCTATTTTAGGTCCTCTGCACCGTGTATAATTGAGATCATCGAATTTTACAGTTAGAAAGGATCATGCATGCCTATTACA